CACCAAGAGGACCTAAATCACAAAAGACAGTTTATGATAACATATATGGCACATTTAAAACTAAAACAGACAAACCAGGAAAGTTTAAAGTAAAATCGCAAGCAAAAGAGTTTTCAGCAACGGATCAAGCTAAAATTAAAAAAGTTTATCCAGAAGCAAAATTTACAAAAAGAAATACGTATGGATTTCCACCAGATCATCCTCAGTATGATGAAGTCTGGAGATTTGTTGAACGAGATTTTAAAGCTCCTTATGAAGGAGGCATGTTTAAAAAGTTACCTAAATATGCGCAAGAAGAATTAAAAGAAGCTTTTAAAGAAATAGATTTTAATTTTGATAGAAAAATAGAATTTTCAGGAAAAGGATCTCAGTTTAGTAGATATGGTATTAGCACTAAACACCCTAAGTATCATAAAGTTGCTAAATATTTTAATGAACCAAAACCATTTAGATATATATTTGATTTAAGAAGTCCTGAAGGATGGATGATGTCTCAGATGGATAGAGCAGCAATTCAAGGAAATACTGATTATAAAGTTATTCCTCAAAAACCAAACAAACCTATTTCTAAAACTAATAAAATTATTGGAATAGAAACAGGGGGTAAAAAATATAATATGAAGACTATTGTTAATCATCCAGATTTTGCCAATACAAAAAAATATTGGAACATAGCGGACAAAACTTCTAAAAAATATTTAAATGAGTTTGATAATTTAGCAAAACTTTTACCGGAAGGATTTGATCCTAAAAAAATTCAATTAAATGACTTGTTACAATTTATTGGTGATAAGGATGGAGTAAAAGGATTAAATAGAGCTAAAAGATCAATACAACTTCACCACGAGTATGGTGTGGGTCCAAGAGCAACTAAAAATTATCAATTGTTAAGACAAGATTTAAATTTGTTAGCTAATAAGGCAAAGAATTTAATTGAAACAGGTGATTTAAAAAAAATCGAAAAAGGCGCAGCGAAAGCGTTAGCAGATGATTCTTATAGATTAGTGGTTGATGATGTAAGATATGGACCTAAAAAAGTTTCTGCAACTGGAGATATAAAAAATATTATTTCTCAAGCGGAAGGTGAGTTAAAGAAATTTACTAAAAAAGATTTTAAAACATTTGAAAAACAATTAATTAAACTTGGATGCGGAATGTATGCGGGTGGAAGAGTTGGATTCAAAGTTGGTTCAGGTAAATGTATTACTAGAGCAACCGCAAAATTAAAATCTGGAAATCTTTCTTCAGCGGAAAAAAGAATAGTAAGCGACGTAGCAGAAGGTCTTAAAAAGGGAGGATTGCCTAAAAAATTCTGGACGACTGCACTTAAAGGTGAAGGTTATTTTGCTCTAGCAGATTTTGCCAACAACTTAAGTAAAGGTCAAAGCTTAGATAAATCTTTTAGTAATGCAGTTGAGATGGCTACATTTGGTGCACTTGATATAGGAGGCAATGAACGAGATTTAATGAAGTATGCAGAAGAAAGAGGATTAAATACTAGAGAAATAAAAGATTGGATGGATTATGCAAAAACTTATGGCAAGTATGCTAAAGCTTACGAAGATATAGATTATGCACAAGAAACTTTAATGAGTGATGAAATTGTTGGACCAGACGATGAATTACTACAAACATCTGTAATAGAACAATCTCCAAAAAGAATGCAAAAACTCGAAGATGAACTTGGAGAAAAATATACAGCTAAAGGAGAAGAAATTGAACGTGGTTATAAAGACATGAATGAAGCAATTGAAGGTGTAGTTGCAAAAGAATGGAATAAAACTGCCGGTACTCCATTTGATAGAGGACTTAGAAAAATGGTGGGAATGAAAGGTGATGAAGGTTTAGTATGGGGAGGAATTGGAGCTTTAACAAGAGAAGGATTAGAACAAGCAGGTTTGGGTGAGCATGATGCATTAAAAGGATTTAAACCACAAACTGTTTTAAATTATCATCCTGTATATGGTTATAAAGAAGGTATTAAATCTCTTATCAGAGAAGGAGATAGTCCAATGGAAGATATGTTATATTTTATGAGAAAATATTATCCTGATGATCGTTTACTTCAAGAAGCATTAAGAACAAAACCTGAGGATTTACAAGAAGTAGAAAAATGGGTGGATACAGGTTTTGGAAGAAAAAAAATAAAAGTTAAAGTAGATATGGGAACTTATGATGATTAAGAACCCAACATTAGTTAAAAACATGAAGCATGTTAAATGGAAGGAAATACCACCATTAAGAGGCCCTAATCCACAGGGGTTGATTAAAGATAAAAAACAAGATAAGAAGAAGCAGGAGAATTTAAATGGCAGAAATAGATAAAGGTCTCCCAAATGTTAAACGACCAGAAGATGAACTCGTAGAAGAAGAGACTCTTGAGGAAGTTGATATTGCAGACCAACTAGGAAAAAAACCAATCGAAGTTACCGAAGAAGAAGATGGTGGCGCTACAATTGATTTTGATCCAAATGCAATGCCGGCACCAGAAGAAGGTGACCACTTTGCAAACTTAGCAGAATTATTACCAGACGATATTTTAGAGCCAATGGCTAGCCAGCTAGATGGAGACTATAGAGAATATAAAGCATCAAGAGCAGATTGGGAAAGAGCTTATACTGTAGGTTTAGATCTTTTAGGATTTAAATATGAAAACAGAACAGAACCTTTCCAAGGAGCTTCAGGTGCAACTCACCCAGTTTTAGCTGAAGCTGTTACACAGTTTCAAGCTTTAGCATACAAAGAATTATTACCAGCTGATGGGCCTGTTAGAACTCAAGTGATGGGAATGAGTAACCCACAAAAGGAACAACAGTCTCAAAGAGTAAAAGATTACATGAACTATCAACTTATGGATCAGATGAAAGAATATGAACCAGAGTTTGATCAAATGTTATTTTATTTACCACTTGCAGGTTCTACATTTAAAAAAGTTTACTTTGATGATTTATTAGGAAGAGCTGTTTCTAAATTTGTACCAGCTGATGATTTAATTGTACCTTACACTGCAACTTCACTAGAAGATGCAACTTCAGTTTGTCATGTTATTAAAATTTCTGAAAATGAATTACGTAAACAACAAGTCTCTGGTTTTTATAGAGATGTAGAATTATCTAAACCGCAAGATGTAAATGCGGATCAAATAGCTAAAAAAGAATTAGAAATAGAAGGTTTAAATAAATCTCAAAGAGTAGAACCTTTATACAAATTACTAGAATTCCACGTAAACCTTGATTTAGAAGGTTTCGAAGATGTTGGCGCTGATGGCGAACCAACAGGAATAAAATTACCTTACATTGTTACAATCGATGAAGGTAGTCGGAAAATTCTTTCTATCAGAAAGAATTTCGCGCCCAATGATCCAACGAAAACTAAGATCCAATATTTCGTCCACTTTAAATTTCTGCCAGGACTTGGATTTTACGGACTTGGACTCATTCATATGATTGGCGGACTGAGTCGTACGGCAACGGCGGCTCTCCGTCAATTATTAGACGCGGGAACATTATCAAATCTTCCGGCAGGATTTAAACAGCGAGGTGTCAGAGTAAAAGACGAAGCTGCAAATATACAACCAGGTGAATTTAAAGATGTAGACACACCAGGAGGAAACTTAAAAGATGCATTTGTATTCTTACCGTATAAGGAACCTTCTGCTACATTATTGCAATTGATGGGAATTGTCGTTCAAGCAGGACAAAGATTCGCGTCGATTGCTGACATGCAAGTCGGTGACGGGAACCAATCAGCAGCTGTTGGTACGACTGTAGCCCTATTAGAGCGTGGCTCACGGGTAATGTCAGCAATTCATAAGCGACTGTATGTATCTTTAAAATCAGAATTTAAATTATTGGCAAAATTATTTGCCACTTACTTACCACCAGAATATCCATATGATGTTGTGGGCGGACAAAGAAATATTAAACAAACAGATTTTGACGACAGAGTAGATATTCTACCTGTTGCTGATCCAAATATATTTTCAATGACTCAAAGAATTACTTTGGCTCAAACAGAATTACAATTAGCAATGTCTAATCCACAAATGCACAACATGTATATGTGTTACAGAAAAATGTACGAAGCATTAGGTATAAAAGATATTGATAGAATTTTACCTCCGCCTCCGCCGAATCAACCAAAAGATCCGGCAATCGAACATATCGATGCAATGGGCATGAAACCTTTTCAAGCGTTTCCAGGTCAAGATCATAGAGCACACGTAACTGCTCACTTAAATTTTATGGCTAGTAACTTTGTTAGAAATAATCCTAGCATTACTGCAGCATTAGAAAAAAATATTATGGAGCATATATCATTG